TAGGTACAACATATACTGCAACATCAAATCCAGGTGGTATAACTGGAACAAGTTCAACATCTCCAATTACTGTTAATGGTTTAACAAATGGAACATCTTATACATTCACTGTAACGTTAAGTAATGGAGTTGCTACATCTCCTGTATCTAATGCAAGTAATTCAGTTACTCCAGTAGCACCACCATTTTTCCCACCATTCTTTCCACCCTTTTTCCCACCATTCTTTCCACCAAGTTTTGGTCCTTCATTTTCATGGGTTCCTCCAAGATTTGGCTCTTGTATAGATTCACAAACTTTAATTTCAGTAGTTGGTGAAAATAACACCGTTGTTACTAAAAAAGCAGAAGAGTTACAGGTTGGAGATATTATTTGGGCACCAACTTATAGTGAATATACTGATGAAAGTAATCAAAGTCCTGAAGATTGGGAAGCAGAAATGCTTACAAATATGACAAGAACCCCAACTACAGTTGTAAGTTGCGTTCCTAGTGTAAAACAAACTTTATATTTTAATAATGATACAAATACTAGAATGTCATTTACTCAATTAATATTATTAAAACCTGCTGGAGAAAATTGGCAATATTTGGAGACTAATCAAGCCTCTATAGGAGATTTTATAATTAGATATAATCCTATTTCAGATACATTTGAAGAAACACAAATTACAAACATTACCGTAGATTCTGGTGGACCTAGAACAACATATGCTATATCTGTAGAAGATACAGACTTATTTGTTGCTGGTAATATGGTTGTTCATAATAAATAGTTGCAAAATAAACTCTATTAATGTATAATTGTTTTGTCGAAAGGTTATTTTATGGCAAAAGCAGCAGACTTAGTATCTCAAAATCTAGGTCAAACATGGTCAAGTTATGAAGATCTTGGTCATGGTATCTATGTATATAGAGATGTGTTACCTAAATCACTAAATATTATTGATCGTATCGAAGGCGTTATGAACGATAATAATCCATACAATTGGCAACAAGCAATGGTTGGGTATAGTCAGGTAATGAAAGATTATCGTGATTGTGTTGATTTTAAATATAAAAAATCAGATTTATATAATGATGGTAGCAAAGCGTATAACGAATTAGCATCTCTATGGCAAGATTGTTTTGATAGAAAATTTCCAGCAGTAGAACACTATAGGTCAATATTTAGAATTGGTGAATTACGATACTGGGAATCTTTTAATTTTATTAGATATGGAGAAGGTCAACATTTTATGGAACACCATGATCATGGTTATTCATACAATTGCACTGTATCTTTAGTAGCATATCCAAATGACGATTATGAGGGTGGAGAACTATCTTTTAGACTTCAAGGATTAAAAATTAAACCTAAGGCTGGAGATGTTTATCTATTCCCATCTAATTATATGTACCCACATGTTGCAGAAAAGGTAACATCTGGAATTAAATATTCTATAGTAACAATGCTAGACTATAGCGATAAATTTCATAATCCAAGATTTTACGCAGAAACTGGTAGTTAATGTCAACAATTAATGCATACTTAACTAAGGATGCGTTAAATATTAAGCAGACCAGAGTTAAAAGAGATTGGATGGATAAAACATACGATGCTCACGCATATCATTGTTTTCCATTAAGTCTTGCTAATTCAATAGGTTATGAAATATCTTGCCCTGAAGATATAAAATTTATTTGGAATGGGATAGATAATTCTTCTCAAGACAATGTAACTATATTAGAGGGTAATAAATGGTGTTATACGGGAAGGGCAAATGCAACTATAAGTTTTAATTCTGGGATAATATTTAAAACAGATAATGATCTTAGTATGTTGCATATGCCAGTCCCAAATATGTTTAATGACTCATATCAAGCATTTACTTCAATAATTAGTACCTCATTCTACGATTCATTTTTTCCTATTGCCTTAAAAATATTAAAAGCAGATACTGAGATAACAATAAAAGCAGGAGATCCAATAGTTACATTAATTCCAATATCTTTAGGCAAAATGTCTAATATAGAATTAACACTAAATGAATTTGAGTTTGAAGATGAATATTATAGATATCATAATGAAAGAAATAAGATTAATAAAGAAATAGTAGAGTCTGGTAAATGGACAGACTGGTATAGAGATGCTGTTGACTATAAAGGAAATAGCATAGGTTCACACGAAGTAAAATCTTTAAAATTAAAAATTAAAGATAATAGGGGTAATAATGGATAAGCAGAGTATAAAGTTTGTTAGTAATAGAGCATGGTTAAATAAAGATAGTATTTCTACCCCAATCTCTGCAGCAAAAATGATGTGTGAATGGTATAAAAAAGCAGATAGATTTGTAAAAGATCCCAATACGGATGAATATGTTATTGGGCAAGATGGTGGCAAAATGCCCACATGGAAAGCATGTCCAGCAATTTTTGATGTCATGATTAGTGGTTATTTTTTAAAAACTCCTTGTGATGTTCATTTTTATCTGGACGATAATGGAAAAATTAATTGTAGGATTGATGATGAAAACTATCAAGATTTTTGTACACCAAGGCCACCTATGGCTCAATTCTATCAACCAGATAATTATTATTTAGATCACTTTTCATGGTTTATAGATTGGGGTATAGAGTTACCTTCAGGGTATAGTGCACTGTATTTGACCCCTATGAATAGATTTGATCTTCCTTTTATTAATACTGTAGGAATTATAGATAACGACAAGATTAATTTATCTGGTTCTTTACCTTTCTTTTTACAACAAGGATTTACTGGAACAATACCCGCAGGAACTCCCTATGTTCAGATATTTCCATTTAAAAGAGAAGATTGGCAATCTGAAATAGTTATAGAAGATCCTAAGATTTTGCATATCAAAAACTATAAAAATAGCAAAAAGTATAGGGTTAAAGATGGCGGGGTATATAAAAATGAAGTATGGGAAAAAAGAACTTACGAGTGATATGGTAGGATATGAATATGAAATATACAAATAACTTTAAAACAGACAGGGTTTCTATAACACCATCTGGATTTTTTGGAGACTCAAAAGACAATATACAGTCAAGAGAAAACTTTTTAACTGATATTGAGAGAGAAGCGTTGCTTCAGTTTGCAAAAAATATAACTGTTTGGGATGTAACTGAAACTCATTATAATGAAGATGGAACTATTATTTATGAGTCTGAATACTGGAAAGATAGGGTTGCAACAAGAAAAACTATTGAAGCACAAAATCATTTTATGGTAAGAACTATAGATAAAATAGTTGATAGATTAAAAGTAGAGGTAGATAACTTTTTTAATGTTGATGCTTTACCAACTAACCCAGCAATCGTAAGATGGCTTCCTGGTCAATATCAACTACCTCATGCAGATAAAGAATTACACGAAGGTGAAAATGCTGGCAAACCAAATGACTTTCCGTACTATGATATTGCTGGATTATTTTATTTGAACGATGATTATGAAGGAGGAGAGTTATACTTTCCTAATCAAGCAATAGAGTTTAAGCCTAAGGCTGGAGGGGCATATTTTTTTCCAGGAGATAAAAACTACATTCATGGGGTAAAGGAAATAAAAAGCGGTATAAGGTATGTAATTCCATTCTTTTGGACAATATTAGAACATAAGGATAAATAATGTATACAAAAGATAATTTAGTTTATTATAAAGATGATATAGCAAGAATAGATAATTTTGTTACCCCTGAAGAAGCAGTAAATATGATTAAGTATTTTGAGTCAATGGCTCATATCTGGGGAGACGTAGCATTTTATGGATCTTACGGAATGGGATTTGCTGATCAAGATCCTAGACTTAATGAATATGGATTAAACCCTGAATACTTTAATAATTTAAGAAATAGATTTAAACAATCTGTAGAAATGTTTTTTGAAAGGGAACTAAAGCCTAATACTTCTCATGCTCAAAAATGGACAGTTGGAGGATTTGCTGCACCACACTCAGATAACTCTGATCATGATGGCAATCCAAATGCTTTTGAAATTAATAAATATGTAGGAATACTTTATTTAAATGATGATTATAAAGGTGGAGAGTTATACTTTCCAGACCATAAAATAGAATTTAAGCCACCAGTATATTCTTATATTATGTTTCCTGGTGGTCATGAAAACATTCACGGAGTAAAAGAAATATTAGAGGGAACTAGATATACGATGGTTTCGTTCTGGGACTACGCTGATGCCGTTTATAGCCAAGAAACGCTAGATAAATGGGCTAAAGAAGAAAGATTAGTAAGAGAACAACAGGCTAAGCAAAAAGAAGAATGGGCTAAAGGCAATAAATATGCATAATAATTTTGAGGTAGAGCAATATGAAAA